CCGGGCACATGGGTCTTGCCCAACAAATAGTTCCGGTAAGGTCTGACGCATTAATTCGAAAGGTACCAATTAATTGAGGTTTAGTTATAATCTCTCTCATTAACATTTCATCTCTCTCAGTATCAAACAAATAATCGGAACATATCCGATCATACTCACCATATGGATCCATTTTCTCGAACTGCTTAGGCATATCTACAATATTAGGCATCTGTCTTGCTACAACATGATCCTTAGTCTGAATATTAGGGTAATTATTAGCATCCAAACCAGTATATCGAGTAATCAAAGAACGAGTAACATCCAATATATCTGAAGCCGTATTCCGGGCGACATTAAAAGTGGTATCTAAAAAACTAGAAGCAGCTCCTTGAACTCCAGAAACGAAACCCTGAGCTACTAAAGTAGGTACAGGTTCGTAAGTTGGGTCTGTATGAGGAATATAAAATTCCATATCCTCATACTCGGCATGAACTGAAAACGATAAAGTGGTAGAAGAACCCGCGGGTCCTTCTAAAGGATTAAGTACAACTGCCAGAACTTGAGCATAATTGCCAAACGAGAAATTGGGTTGAATGGTTAATTGATCCAAATCACACTTACCTAATTTAGTGTTGAAGTAAAACGGCACCTCTAAACTAACCGCAGTCGACTCATTAGCAAAAGCAAACACATGAGGACCAGCCATCAACGAATTGACATCGGCATTCGGAATAGGAGTCGGGGCTCCAGCAATTCGAAATCCAACCGGTTGAGCTGCAAACAAAACACACCCTTGATGCATGGGTGTTCCAGCAATCTGAATGGTTAAACGAATTTTGCATCGATACAAAACTGAAGCAAAAAATGGCAACTTGGCCAACGTACTCAAAAAGAGAGAGCTTGGGACATTAAATCCATTTACAAAATCACCTCCAAACGTCTGAAAAAGTTCTGTTCCTTTAATTTGAGAAGTAGCCCAAGGAACAGTTGATATATAATAGGGCTTGTTTAAAATACGCGTATAATCCATGGCTAGTTCTTGAGGAACACAAGCTAGCTTAGGAAACTTAGCGTACATACGCTCAGGTTCTATAGCTGAACGCGCTTTAATTGAGGAGAAATATTTATTCACTGTCTCCTTCATTCCAGTGTCTTCATTATAATTATAAGTATTATTTGCTGTGGCATTATTTTATAGATAGGGATACAAACCACAATAAGTA